CAAACTTTTGAGTTTGGCCGTTAGACATGGCAGCGTGCCAATCAACAATAATCACGTCGCCAGCAGTAGAGGTTGCAGCAGTGGGCAATGTCGCCGTACAAGCGTTCCCATCTGCGGGAGCAATATAATGAGTGTTTTTGACCATAACGGCAGCAAAGGCGTTTGCCATCTGCGTCTTAGCGCCCGTAGCGCCAACCATGCCGGTGGGGTTGGAAATACTACCTGCTATTGAAGCATTGGTGCCGTAGGTGCTGTTGGTGGTTACGACACCCGTTACAGCGGCAATGGTAATATCTTCAAAGCCGTTCTCAGAACGAACGGGGCCATTAAATGTCGTGTTAGCCATGAGGCTTCCTCCTTACAAAGGTTTTATTCCCTAGCGTCGTGTAAGCGTCTGCTGGGACAGTCGCTAAGGATATGTAATCCCAGAAACTACCAGGAGGAGGTCTCCCCCCTCCTGGTATATTAGTCACGCGCCAGGAGATCCAAACACACAACGCGGATCAGAGTAACCGAAGCTATAACGCTCGCGGGCCTTGAACCGTACATTGCCTGTATCGAAATCGCCTTCCATCTTGGTAGACATGGCCATCCGCTCAAAGTGGACAAAGCCACGAGGTGCGTCAGTCATGATAAACCATGCGTCCGGGTCAATAAGGTAGTGGTTAACGGAATAGCCTTTCGGGAGCATTCCCATGTTCCGTGTGGCATTAATGTCGTTATCCGCCGTACCAGGACGAAGCGTGGTCTCAAGAAGACGATCTGCCACAAACTGATTCGCAGCAGGAACAATCATCTTTTGACCACGTACCGAGACTTTAAGGCCGCGCTCATCGACAAAAGCTGCAATGTCGATAAGTGCATTCTCAAGGCTCGTTTCGTTTAAGTCAGCCACCGTGGAGGGTGTGTTACGAAGATCATTGTTGTTAACAAGAGGATGATCCGTAGCACAAAGCTCCTTACCGTCACCGCCGGTATACGCGCTATCAAAAGCATTGTTCAAGGTAGCTGCACCCTTCACCTGTTTGGTGTTGGCCATGCTACGCGCCAAAGCTTTTGTGTAACGAGAAGCGAGACGGTCATAAAGATTATCCTCGATTGCTTCTTCCGTAATAGAGAAAGCAAGCGCGATAGTCTCATGCGTATACCTTGCGGTATATGCTTCTTGTGCATCATCAAAAGAAATCGCTGAACCCTCTGATTTAACGGGGGCTGACCCGAAACCTGACAGCATCACCTCTTCTTCAAATGCACGTTCTGAAGATTCAGTGTCATAAATTTCAGCAGATTCGTTATCATACCGAGCATACTCAAGGCCAAAAAGGGCGTTAAGTCCCGGCTCTAGCTCTTTTGCTAGTTGGGCTCTACTAATAGCCATTTTTCAATCCTCCTATACGCCAGTGGTTGAAGGAGTACCAGCCACAATAGCGCCGTTATTGCTATTGAAGTGGTTATTCAACCTAACGATTGCACCAATACCAGCCGCTGCAAAATCAGCATTCTCTGGATCATCGAGCCAACCCATAATCCGCATTTGAAGAGCAGCCGTGGCGGCAATCGTGCTGATCGCAAGGCGACCCAACGAAACACCAGTAGCGTCTGTTCCTGTAATAACGGTTGAAAAGTTAGCGTTTGCAAAAACTGCGGCACGAGCCGTAGCTTTTGCCGTCCACGTCGCGTCCGTTGCAATTACATAAAGTTGCATCGGGTCGTCATTGACGTATGCTTTAACCGGGTGGTTACTATCTGCCCCAGAACCAGGCCAGTAGTTACTCCACACAGTTTTTCCAGTGGTACTCGAAACATACTCGCAACCCTGAAAAACGCCTACCAAACCAACAGAGCCACCAGCAGCAGCGCCGGGAGCGCCGATAAAGCCGGTAGACAGAGGAATCACGGGTTCGCCGTGATAAATCTTGTCAGTGTTGCCATTCGCAATTTCATAGAACGAATAGTTAGAAGTAGCAGTGGAGTTAGCTGCCCCGCCCATCTTGTTAATAGGGCGAAGGCCAAAGCTTCCATTACTGTTAGCCATTTCCTATCTCCTAGCCCTCTTCTTTTTGAGGGCCTCCAAAAGTTACACGAGATTGCCTATCAGGTTTACTAATAGGCATCGCCGGATGCTGCTCACGAGCTAAGTCGTTATCAACAGCCGCCATTTGATTCTGAGTCATGCCGCGAAAGTAATCTTGGCGTTCCCCAACAACTTCAACCGGAATCCGAGCAAGTAAAAGACCACCTACCCCAATAACACCAGCGTGCTTGCCATCATCAATAGTGGGAATGTCAAAATCAGGGTATTCATCACCACGTACCAACTCCCAACCTTCCCGGTTGCGGGCCGCTATGTTTTTACGGTCATCAAAACCCATAATTTCAGCACGTATCCACCTATGTTGATAGCCATCGGGGGGATTTGGTGCGTCCAACATGGACGGTGGCTTCCAAGGTTCCGTGCGCGCTTTTTTTGAGCGCGTATTGCTGCTTCTTGGCGTTCTCGTAGACTTTTGGAGTTCTGTGTTCTCTGTAGTCATGATCAATCCCTCACATATTTTGCATATTCTTCAAGCGGCACATTAAGCCTCTTTGCAATCGCAACCTGAGAGGGCGTTAATCGCACAGTTTTTCGTCCACTAGTTTTATTGCGGGATGCGGAAGCTTCGGCTGACGCAACCTTCTTACTTCCCCCGTTTACTTTAATCCTCTTGCCTAATTTCTTAGGAAACTCATCAACTAGTCTTTTGTCAAGTTCACTGTAATACTCATCGGACTGCGGGTCAAATCCCTCATCCTCTATAAGCCGCCGATGAACTCCAAAGGCGGCGTATGTCATAACCTCATCTTGGCCAAACCAGTCATTGTCCGAAGCCCAAGACTCTGCTTTAGGGTCGGCTTTTGCCGGCGGTTGCTGGAGAGGAGGCGCCGCCGCTTGTTCTGGAGGAGGCGCCTGTTCCGCAGTCCTCTGCTGAGCAGATCGAAGACGACCTTTCTCCGCAGTCAGGGTTGCTAAAGCCTCCTGTGAATCTACAATTTTATCCACATCGCCAGTTTCATGGGCCTCTTTAAGGTTTTTCTTTACCGAATCAAGCTGGCTAGATACACGATCCCCAAACTGCTCTTGATATCCCTTATCAAGAGCCCCAATCCGGTTCTTTAGCGCATCGTTTTCTTTTTTAACACTCTCAGCAAACTCAACTGCTGTCTGCTTTTGGCGTTCCTCTTCTCGAAATCTCTTCGTGAGCTTGTCTATACGGGACTTAACACCCGTACTATACTCTTCAAGCTCTTCTCCTTGGTCGTCCTTGGAAAGTACTTCTTCTTCTTCAGAGTCGCCCTCTGGAGAGATAGTCACGTCAACTGGAGATTCGTCAGAATCTCCTACTTCAATATCAGTTTCTTCGGGCATGTCATTTCCTACAATGTGAAATTATTATGTCTAGACATGTTTAATATCGTCGGGTTCTTTAATCGTCGATATAACTTCGTCGTCGTTAATTATCCGGACTTCTCCTCCGTCAATCTTAAAACGAGCGCCGGAATACCTTCCAATGCAGACCCACTGGCCCTCTTTGCACCACGGGGCGCAATCGGGTCCAAACTTACCTTCATCCTGATACGCCAATGGTCCAACTTTAAGGACATAAGCAACAACAGTTGCCAGGGCCTCTCTGTCTCTTGTCGTATCTGGAATGTGAATTCCGCCATCTGTCGTGGCTTTGCCGGCGTAGGGCATTACCAAAATGCGCCACCCAGTGGGCTGCGGAAGGCGCTCACTTAACGATAAATCAAGCAAAGAAGGGTCTAAAACCTTATCTTTCTGATCTACATACGCGGAAGCTACTGCTTCTTTCTTAGTCTTTTGTTTTTTAGCTATATGATCTGGAACATATAGAGTCTTACTCATTCTTCCTCCGATTTCTGCAACTGGTCTTTTATCTCACGTTCAGAAAACTCAAGTCCCTGAAGTTCGCCAACCAATTGTTTATATGCGTCCATGCTCCGAGGGCTACCCTGAAGGATGGACTGTTCAGTAAGAGTTATTCTTTCTTGAATAGCCTT